ACGCTTGTTTGCTTTCTTCGACATTCTCTTTCTTCTCATTCTTTTTTTCCTCCACTTTTACAGTCGGTTTTTCTTCAACTTTATCAGTCAATAAATTATCGACTATTTCCTTAACTTCAGCAGCAGTTTTCTCAATCGCAGCGTAAATCTCGGATACGCTCATAGACATCGGAAGATTGTATTTATCACGATACATTTCAGCGATGTCCATCAGACTTGCCATTTTTAAGAGGTCATTGCCTCTTTCTGTTTCGTCAAAGTCAACAATACCATTTATAGGAACTTTGCCGTCCTGTACAGGCGGATAACCGCCGAATTTATCAAGGATAACATCCAAAGCACAGTCTTTATTACTTTGAATTTCCTCGAAAAGATCACGTTTGACAGATTTCTCGACAAGACACTCGCGGACACCATCCCACTCGTAATCAGATACGAGATAGTCAAACGTTTGTTGATACACAGGCTTTTTTTGCTTCATAGCATCCTCCAAAAAAATATTTGCAAACATAAATGTTTACATTATCATTCTATCAAGCCATCAAGACGGTTGTCTACTGAATATTGATAATTTTTTTCAAAATCGTCAATTTTTTGTATCCTACGCTCATATTCACCTCGTAAATCATATCTATAAGCGTGTTTTCGTACATCTCTCAACTCATCTTTAGTAATCAAACCAAGGTCAATAGCCTTTTTGTCATAATACCTTGGAACACTATATTTTTTTCCACGGATATAAAAACCATCAACCTCATAATTAAGAGATTGAAGCGCAGACAAGCCAATATAATGGCTAAAACAATTATAAGGCTTTTGACACTTATCTTGAATAAGATTAAACTTTTGTAAATACTTCGACGTATAAAGCGCGGTATCAAAAGTAATTTCACCAACAGTGATAAAACCTTTGCCCCAAAGTTTTTCAACTGTTTTTGACTGATACAACGGACAATCACCTGACATATAAAAATACGTTAAATCTTTCGGCTTCCAACCAAAAATTAAAGCATGATAATGAGGACGTCCGCCTTTACTCCCATATTCTCCGCACATTATATACTTAATTTGCGTTGGATATATCGACTTACGAAGTCGTTTCATAAACTTTTGAAAATCCTCTTTATGCAATTCGCCATCAGTTTTTGAATACGTCAACGTTATAAAACAATTATCTTTATGCGTACGAGCCTCTAAAACGGCGCGTACAGCCCAATTTATAGAGCGGTTGATACAACACTCGATACATTGTCCGCAACTCAATTCTATGACGCTTCCTGCCTGAACAGAGCCTGACGAGTGCCAATCGATAACAAACTTGTTATCTTGAATTTCAAAATTCTTCCTAATAGGATTAAGACACATAATATCACCTCTTTTTGTGTGGGGGGTGTCAAGTGGCAATAATAATCAAGTAATACTATTGCTATATATAACTATCCCGCGCACGGCGTGCGCGGGAGCGTAACAAGGTTGCCGCACTATCGCTTATCAGCGAAGTGCGATTTTATAAGCGCGATAAGCAGCGCGATAGACTTTGCAATCGACACGAAAATATCGCATATTTTTTTTATTAAGTTTTTCGTTTTTTCAGATAATTTTCTCATATTGACAAAGTAATTAGTCGCGCTTATCGCGCGAAGGCTAAAAAGGCGCGAACAGTAGTGCTACGCGCGCTACGCTTGCTAACTCCCTTCGCTCCGCTCGGTCGGAAGAACTGACACAGTGATAAATATAAGTGAGGTTTTTGCCTAAACTTCGTGATACCGAGCGTGCGAACATCCGCGCTTCTATTTCGACTTTACGTAAACCGTCTTAACGGACGGACGATTGTAAAGATAAGCAAGTTTATCCTGCGCGAGTTGATACGAGAGATATGATTGAAACGCCGTTAATGCAGTTTGTCCGAGCGTACTACTCATTTTTGCATACGGAGCGGAAGCGGAAGCCTGCGCAGAATTTGCCGTTACAGTTTGTCCAACACTGCCAGCAGGACTGCTTGCGCCTGCATTATGATAAGCAAGCGCAGGATTCAACCCTGCCGCTTTTAAATCCGCAATAGCCCTTTGATATGCCGTATTACTCATACGCTCTTGAAAATCACGGTTAAGTTGCGCCTGCTCCGCAGAAAATTTACGCGATTTTTCAGCTTCAAACGCCGAAAAATGACGTGCGATTTCCGCCTGTTGCGCGTTAAAAGCCTGCTCGGCCTTACGAGCTTTAACAGCGAGCGACTGATTTATACCTGTAGTTATAAGATTACTAAGACCACCAAGAGCGGCGCTACCTAACATAAAAGCAGTAAGCGACATAAAATCACCGCCTTAATGATGGTCAATAAGACCGGGAACACTGTAAACAGGCATAGGACGTATCATCTCATTTTCGGTATAAATATCGATTATGAACTGATTTGCAGTAGTAGACGGAACAGCAAGAGCCCTATCAAGATATTCAGTAGTTTCAGATAAAAACTGCTCACCAAGAATAGGCGCATTTGCATAATTATCACCTAAGTGCCAGACATCCATACTATTAGTCGCGGTAGATCTTAACTCACCAGAAATACGCGACGGCTTATAACGGTAATCTGCCCAAGCTTCCTGATAACCAAAAACTTCCGTGTCATTCTTCTTAGCAGAATCCCAATATAATTCCTTTTGGTAAATAGGCTGCTCACCTATATTAGCAAAAACAGGGTCATAAAAATCAGTTCGTTTCTTTCTCATCCAAAATTTTTCAAGACCTTGCTGATAAGTATGATGTTGACGTACACACAAAACACCAATTACGAAACCGTGTTCAACAAAACCTTTTGTAAAACCAGCGCGACCATCCGATAAAGAATATGCGCCAACTTGACCAAGAGTATTAGCACCCTCGCCAGGAGCAGTCTGTTCGACTTGCTCAATAGATACAGGCAAACGAGCACCACCGAGGAATTCAGGAACTTGCATTCGACTATCAGGAGACGTTACACCGAAATGTGATTGTAAATACTCACGATAACGCGTGCCACCGCGAGCATCCTTTTCGAGCATTTTTTGAAGCTGGAACGCAAAACGCAGGTCGTTTACATTTGCAACAGTCATATTAGATGTTTGCGCTTTCAAAGAAAACTGAGGTTGAAGATTGCCATCACCCAAAGTAGTGCCTGAAGAAGGCACCAAGCCAACAACATCACGTTGACCTACCAAGTTTCCAAAAGCAAGAGCGGTTGCACCAACAGGAACATTTCCATAGTTTTTAAGAGTAAATAAATTATTTCCGCCACCATCAGTAACAGGCACATCGCCAACAAGCGAAAACTTTACAGCCTCACCTTTCTGCGGAGCAGGTAAAGCTGAAGTAAAATAATCGTGAAGCTTACAAACAGGAGCAGGATATGCATTAATATAATTTGAGGGCGACCAAGCTTTGCAATTTGCACTTCCTCTACTTGTATTTATAAGTTGAACAGGAGCTTGATTATTCTCATCCCGAAAATACTCATTCCAAATCAACGCATAAGCATTAAAAGGTAAAAGAGAAACAACAGGGAAATGATGAGACTCTGTATTGTTATAATTCCCAATAGGCAAACCCATATAATCAGGAATAGAACCCTGAACAACCTCACCAAATTGATGAGTATAAACTGACTGTTCACTTGCAGGAACCCAATAACCGTTTTTATTTTCACCCATTACTTGCGCCCATTTATCCATTGATAAACGATTAGGCACAAAGAAATAATAAACGTCCAAAAACAAATTATCCATAATAGGACGTATCAACGCGGAAGAAATACGGCAAACTTCTTGCATACGAAGCTTAAAAGTATCACCGGGCAAAACCTCAATAACGTCAAAAGGAATTAACTTGCCCATATTAAAAGACGTTTTATGATGGTAACGACTCGTAAACTTTGAACGCGAAATATTTATGTTAGGAACAGTAGAAAAATTATTACTCATTAATTACACCCCCACACACAAAAAGAGGCTTTTGAAGTGACTTAATCGTCCCTTTGACACTGTCAAAAGTGCCGATTTTATACAATTCGCAATCAGAAGGTTCAATACCTTGACTTGTCGACTGTTGTAAAATAAAATGAAAACGCCTTATAGCGCACTCTTGATTGATTTCAACTTGCGGATTAGAATACATACCCGCTTTTTTATCATAAATAGAATAAAGTTCGTAGACCATTTTTATACCTCCTTACAGTCTATAACCGCCGCGCATATTACGCGCAGCAAGATTTTTACGAGAAACACGGCTTGCCGTACGTCTAAAATTACGCTTGTTTGCTTTCTTCGACATTCTCTTTCTTCTCATTCTTTTTTTCCTCCACTTTTACAGTCGGTTTTTCTTCAACTTTATCAGTCAATAAATTAT